GACCAGGCAGATCCGCTCTCGACTACGCAAGTCCTGCTTAAAGCAATCTGCCACATCAAACAACGCGCCGAGAAAGCGGACTTGATTCTGATCGCGGATAAGCAAAAATGGGATGCTGAAGGTAAATTAGCCGGAATCGCTGACACAATCGCAGCAGTAAGACGAAACATAAATCCGTTTGACGATCCGCAGCTTGATTATCTTGGCGACATGCGCGAAGAAATATGGGAAATACAGTTCAGTGCAGACAGGCGCAAGAATGAACGCGCCGAGAAAGCCGAGGCGGTCAACCGGCGAATGGTGGAACTGCTGAAACGCCTTGTTGAATGGTCAGAAAAATACCCATCATCGCGCATTTACAACGAGTCAGAAATACGGGCAATAGCCAAACAGATTGATGAAATATCCATTGAGTCCGCCGAACTGCTCAAGGAGGCTACGGTCGGGCCGTGACCGATCTGTTCCCGTACCAGCAAGAAGGCGCCAAGTGGTTATCTACGAAACGCTTTGCCTTGCTGGCTGACGAAATGGGCCTGGGAAAATCCGCCCAAGCCATAACAGCTGCACGAATTATTAACGCAACCGAGGTGTGCATCGTATGTCCAGCATCCGTGAGAGTGAATTGGAGCCGGGAGTGGCAGAAGTTCTGGCCGACTTCCAAGCCGCCCGTGCCCGTTATGGACAAGGATTCGTTGCCCTCGCAGGGTTCATGTGTCGTTTCGTACGACTTTCTGACGCGGCACGGAAGCAGGCTGCGTCGCTTATGGGATTTGGTGATCGCGGATGAAATTCACCTTTGTAAATCCGTCGATTCCGGGCGAAGCCATGCCCTTCTCGGTGCCGGCGGGATCGTGCGTTGCGCTCCGGTTACTTGGACTCTCAGTGGCACTCCTGCCCCCAACAATTACGCCGAGGTGTGGCCGCTTCTACGTGTTGCCAACCGATATGCGGGCAGCCGCGACCAGTTCATATCCCAATTCTGCACGACCCGGCACACCCCCTACGGCACCAAGATCATCGGCCACAAGAACATCCCCGAATTCCGAAAGCTGCTCGACGGGTTCATGCTTAGACGACGAAAGGTTGAAGTGATGAAAGACATGCCACCCATCAATTACTCCGAGGTGTGGGTGCCGCCCGGCCCGGTGGACATTGAACTGTGCTTCACGAACTACTGGATCGCCAATCGCATGCCCGAGTTCCATGAAACCCTGAAAGAGCAACGGGACAAGGTGGAAGCCGCCCTGGGTCTGGTACGCCCGCAGGGCGCATCGGGACTGGCCGTGATCGAAGCCATCCGGGAGCACATATCGGTGCTCAGGCGTTACGTCGGGCTGCAGAAGGTGCCAGCCGTCATCGACTTGGTGAAGGATGAACTGGAAAGCGGACTGCAGAAGATCGTCATCTTCGCCATCCACAAGGACGTGATCGAATCACTGCGGGTGGGCCTGGCCAAGTACGGCGCGCTGACGTTATACGGCGGCACGGCGCCGCTGACCCGGCAAGCCAACATCGACAAGTTCGTGAATCGGCCCAAGCACCGGGTTTTCATTATGAACGTGCAGTCCGTCGAGGGTGTGGATGGCCTGCAGCGCGTGTGCAATCAAGGGCTGGCTGTGGAGCTGGATTGGGTGCCCGGCAAGAACGCCCAGGCGTATATGCGGCTGCACAGGATCGGGCAAATGTTGCCGGTGATGATCCGCACGGTCATGCTGGAAGGCGACGATCTGGACGTGAAGATCCAAAGGGCATTAGCCCGCAAGACCAAAGATTTGATTGCGGCTTTTGATTGAAACAGTGTTGCTTATTTCTCAACGTGGTGCTCTAATAGCACCCACAATAACGAAAGGTAGGTAGATCGACCATGATTAAAGTCACTCTGGAATTTGCTGATACCAACGCGCTCGTCGCGTTTTTCTCACGGCCACAGATTGTGGCCAATACCGAATCTGCAGCGCAAGCGGCCCCCGCCGAAGGTGACAAGCCCCAACCGTCGGGAGTTGTGCCTCTTGTCGCTGCAGCCCCCACGACCCCCGCCAACAAGCGCGGACGCAAGCCCAAAGAAACCCCCGCAACGAATGTGCTCCCCGGCGCCACGGGTGCAGGTACTGGCGAGGTCAAGGAAACCGTGACCACCAACGGACCCAGCATCCCGCCTGAACAAACTCCGCAGGCTGCAGATGCCGGTCAAGGGGCCGGCGCCCCAGGTGGACCGTCGGCCCCGATCGAGAATGTCACCATCGAACAGGCCCGCGCGGCCATGAACGAGGTGATGCAATCCTTTGGTGACAACGGGCTGGAAAAGGTGGCGGAAATCCTGAACGGCATTGGCTTCCAGCGCATTTCCGAAGTCACCGCTGACAAATACCCGCTGGTGGTCGAACGCTGCAAGGCAATGCTGGCCGGTAAATGACTACCCCCACCCAAACCTCTGACCTCGACTTCCGCATGGGCCGGGCACTGTTTCGGTGCCATGCCTTGTCGGCCATCATGGCGGACCCAAAGAACAAGGGCGACGCGATCAGCCAGGGTGCCAAGACCGCCGTTCACAAGATGCTCAAGGAAATCGTGTTCGGTGTCCGCGGGGAACTGCACACCCGCCCGATTCAAAAAGGGTTGATGTGCGAGGACCAAGCAATACAGTTGCTCAACCATGTTCTCGGCACACACTACGTCAAGAACACGGAGCGGCGCACGAACGATTGGCTGAGTGGCGAACCCGACATCATCCGTGACGAGGATGGTACGGACATCAAAACCAGCTGGTCGTCCGATACCTTCCCGCTGACCACTGACGACGCGCACGATAAAACGTACGAGTGGCAATGCCGGGGCTACATGATGCTTTTTGACAAGCCCCGGTGGCACGTCGCCTATTGCCTGCTTGACACGCCGAAGGAGTTAATCGGTTACGAGGATCCCGCCCCGCATAACGTCTCGCACATCCCGGCCAGCTTGCGTGTCACCCGTGTGACCTACGAACGGGACGCTGCCCTCGAAGAAAAGATCAAGCTGCGCGTCGAGGTGGCCCGTGAGTACATGGGCGAACAGCTTGAAAAGATCAACGCGCGCCGTGAGTTGATGGCGTTTCTTAATCCTGAATCGAACGTGCCACTGGTGATGCCGCCAGTGTCGAGTGCGACGAAGTGCTTTACCCCTATCACTTGAAAAAGGAAAAACGATGGAAAACCTGATTACCCCGAAGTTTCGTGTGTCGTTCCCCAAGGTGTTCGAGGCCGAAAAGAACGACCTGAACGGCAAGATGGAATACAGCGTGGTCGCGCTGTTCCCGAAGGATGCTGACCTGTCCGCGCTGAAAGCCGCGGCCAAGGCGTGCATGGAAGAAAAGTTCGGCAAAGACACCGCCGCCTGGCCCGAGAACTGGCGCAACCCGTTCCGCGACCAGAAAGAAAAGACCAAGAAAAAAGATGGCGTGGCTATCAAAGGCGCGGATGGAAAGCCGGTGCTGCAGGATGGCTGCGAAGCTGGTGCCATCTTCATCAATCTGAAAAGCACCAACCGCCCCGGTGTCGTGGATCAGAACGTGCAGCCGATCATCGACCAGAGCGAGTTCTATTCCGGTTGCTGGGCAATCGCGCAAGTGCGCCCGTTTTACTACGACCAGAAAGGTAACAAGGGCGTGTCCTTCGGCCTGCAGAACATCCAGAAGGTTGCAGACGGTGATCCGTTGTCGGGCAGGCAACGCGCCGAAGATGCTTTCGTCCCGGTGGCCGGCGCCGCTGCTCCTGCTGGTGCCCAAGCCGGCGATCCGTTTGCCTAACCTGTTGTGATTTAAGCAATGCCGCCCTTCGGGGCGGCGTTTTAACTCAAATGACCACCCACCTCCACATCGACTTTGAAACCCGCTCGGCCTGCGATCTGAAAAAGGCGGGCCTGGCCAACTACGCCAAGCACCCGACCACAGACGTATGGTGCATGGCGTATGCGTTCGACAACGAGCCGGTGGGTTTGTTGGCGAATTGGGACTTTCCGTTCAAGGCGCAGCACGACGTTGCGGCACATGTTCGGCGCGGTGGCATCGTCGTCGCCCACAACGCCGCATTCGAGTTGGCCATCTGGAACAACGTGATGGTGCCACGCTACGGCTGGCCCGAACTTAAGCCCGAGCAGGTCCGCTGCACGATGGCCATGGCTTACGCAATGAGCCTGCCGGGTGCGTTGGAGAATGCAGCCGCTGCACTCGGACTGAGTGCGCAAAAGGATATGGCCGGCAGTCGGGTGATGCTGCAGTTGGCCAAGCCGAAGTCCATTGAATACACCCGCAGCGTTGATGGCAACGGGGACCAGATTGAAGTGCCTGTATGGCACGACGACCCGGTAAAGATCGCCAAGCTGCACGCCTATTGCAAGCAGGACGTGGTGGTGGAGCGCCAGGTTGAATCTCGCTTGTTGCCCCTGCCCCCCGCCGAGCAAGACCTCTGGCTGCTTGACCAACGTATCAACAACCGTGGCATCTACGTCGATCTGCCAGCGGTCAACGCAGCCATCAAGATCGTGGAGGCGGAACAGGCGCGGTTGAATCACGAAATGCGCGTCGTCACCAAGAACGCAGTGGCCACTTGTAATGCGGTAGGACAGCTGGGCGATTGGCTGAAATACCGGGGCGTGGACATCGACGGTGTGGCCAAGGCGGATGTGCTTGACGCGCTGGATGGTGACTTGCCACCGGACTGCCGGCGCGCGTTGGAACTCCGACGCGAAGCCGCCAAGTCCAGCACCGCCAAGTTGAAGAAGATGGTCGAGGTGGCCTGCGACGACTCCCGGATCCGCAATTGGGCGCAGTACCACGGCGCTGGCCCCGGACGCTGGGCGCACCGGAACATTCAGCCAGGCAATCTGCCCCGCCCCAAAATCCCCCAGCAGGACATTGAATTCATCCTCGACAACATCGGACGGCGCGATGCCGCAGCATTCATAGACAACCTCTATGGTTCGGTGCTCGACGTGATTTCGTCCTGTCTGCGGGGATTCCTCTGCGCAGCACCAGGCTTTGATCTGGCAGCGGTTGACTACTCCAACATCGAAGGCCGCACGCTGCCATGGCTGGCCGGCGAGGAATGGAAACTCCAAGCCTTCCGCGACTTCGACAATGGCACCGGCCCCGACCTGTATCTGGTGATGGCTGCCGCGATATACGGCGTCCCGGTGGCCAGCCTCAACAAGAAATCCCCCGAGCGGCAGGACGGCAAGACCGGCGAACTGGCCTTCGGGTATCAGGGTGGTGTGGGCGCATGGCGCAAGATGGAGTCCACGGCATCCGGTGTCGAGTGTCGGTCGGACGAAGAAGTGAACGCCATCAAGGACAAGTGGCGCAGCAAGCACCCGAAGATCGTGTCGTTCTGGTACGACTTGGATAAGGCAGCAATCAACGCAGTGCGCCAGCCTGGCACGGTGTTCACTGCCGGCCACCCTGCCCGCGAGTGCAAGTTCATCGTCAAGGGTTCATTCCTGTGGTGCAAGCTGCCCAGCGGCCGGAACCTCTGCTACGCCTACCCGGTGCTCAAAGAAAAGCAAACGCCGTGGGGTGAAATGAAAGAGCAGGTCCATTACAAGTGCGTGGACAGCGTGACCCGCAAATGGGGCGAAGCCTCTCTGTATGGCGGTGAACTCTGCAACAACGTCACCCAGGCCACGGCGCGGGATCTGCTGGCACACGCGATGGTGAATACAGAAGCCGCGGGGTATCCGGTAGTACTTCACATTCATGACGAGCTAGTGGTCGAAGTGCCGCAGTCGGCTCCCGCAAACACCCTGTCCGAAGTCGAACGGATTATGAAAACGCTTCCGGCGTGGGCTGCCGGCCTGCCTGTTGCGACCGAAGGTTATCGAGGAAAAAAGTATCGGAAATGAAAGTTTTTAACATGGCACGGCGGGGGTCAACGCCAGCCGATGCGGTGTATGTGGGGCGCCCGACAAAATGGGGCAATCCTTTTGTGATTGGCCGTGACGGCAACCGGCGAGAAGTTATCGCTAAATATAAGGTCTATCTGGAAAGTAACATGGAATTGCAAAAGTCGCTGCCTGAATTGAAGGGAAAAGATTTGGTGTGCTGGTGCGCGCCAAAACCCTGCCACGCGGATGTTCTTTTGGAGGCAGCCAATGGCCGATGAAATTGACAGAGCAAACGACTACGCCGAAGTGTTCTTGGACGCAGCGTTGAAAAACCACAAGCACAAACCGATCCCCGGTGGTGTTGGCATGTGCCTGAACTGCGGGGCCGGCGTCGAAGGCGATGCGCGGTGGTGCGATACGGAGTGCCGGGATGATTGGGAAGCCAATAATAAACGGCGGGGCTAGGGCATGACCAAAACAGAACACGCCAAGCAGTTAGCCGCACTCGGCTTCTATGTTTTCCCGGTCATCCGCAATGGCAAGACGCCTGCGGTTGAAGGGTGGCAGGACAAAGCAACCCGCACGCCTGGGGATTTTGGCGACTACAACATTGGTATTTCCACATCACGTTTCGGAAATGACGAAGCGTTGATCGTTATCGACATCGACATGAAAGGCACAAAAAATGGAAATCAACAAATACTCAAACTCGAACTTGAAGGCTGCGATTTCCCTGTCACCCGCACTCACTACACTCCTACAGGAGGACGACACCTTATCTACCGCGTTAAACAGCCTGTGCGACAAGGCAGTAACGTCCTTGGCCCAGGCGTGGACATCCGCTCTAGAGGCGGCTATATCGTCGGCGCTGGTAGCAGCGTTCCAGCAGGGGAATACAGTGCGGATGCAGGTGACATTGCCGCCGCACCTGATTGGTTGGTCATCCGTTTGGGTGACAGCCGAGCCGACCGGGAAGTGCGAACTGGAATACCACAGGGCGTAGATGCGCCATCCGCAACCGACCGGGCCGTCCACTACCTGACCCACGAAGCCCCGCTGGCCATCGAAGGTGAAGGCGGCGACGAAACCACGTTCAAGGTGGCGGCACGGATAAAAGACTTGGGCGTGGCGGAAACCGATGCGGTCGGCCTGCTGGACGAGCACTGGAACGGGCGCTGCCTCCCGCCGTGGCCGATCAACGATTTGATGGGCAAGGTGGCCAACGCCTACGACTACGGCAAGAACGCGGTCGGCGTCGATGCACCCGAAGCCGTATTCAAACCCATCCCCCAGGAGCACATACCCACCGACGACATCGAGTTCGTGGATTTTGCATCGCTCGCCCACCGGCAGCCGCCCCCGCGGGAGTGGGTGGTGGACGAGTATGTGCCCCGGCGCGCGGTGACGGCGCTGTTCGGGCCAGGCGGCCACGGTAAGTCGCTGGTGGCGCAGCAGCTTGCATCCTCGGTGGCCAATGGCGAACCGTGGATCGGCTTGAACGTCGCATCCGGCCCGGTGCTCGGCATTTTCTGCGAGGACGACCGCGACGAAATGCTCCGACGCGGGCAGGACATATTCAACGACTTGAAGCTGGCACCCGGCGAAGGATCCGCGAACCTGTATCTGGATGCGCGCGCCGGCAAACCGAACGCGATGGTCACGTTCACGCAAGCCCGCAACCCGGTCGAGGCACCGCTGCTGAAACGCCTGCGCGAATACATCACCAAGGTCCGTCCGGTGCTGGTAATCCTCGACAACATCGCGCAGATATTCGCCGGCCAGGAGAACGTGCGCGGGGAAGTCACCCCCTTCGTGAACATCCTGACCGGGCTGGCCATCGAGTTCGATTGCGCCATTCTGCTGCTCGGCCACACAGCTAAAGCGGAAGGGTCGCAATACTCCGGGTCAACGGCGTGGGACGCGGCCGTGCGGTCCCGCTTGCTGCTCGAACGGAACGACGACGGCACCTCGACCCTGAAAAAGTTGAAGGCCAACTACTCGTCGCTGGATGAACGGCGCCTGGAATGGCGGCAAGGCGTGTTCCATGACGTGCCCCAGGGTGCGCAGCTGACACCGGAGACTGTGGCCGCCAACAAGCAGACCGTCCTGCAAGCCCTCGCCACGTTCACCACCCGGCAACAGGCGTGCAGCCATCTGCCGACCGCCCGGAATTTCCTCGGGACACTGATGCGAAAGGAAAACATGATCGGCAAATCCCCATTGCCTGCCATCACCGCCACGATCAATGCGCTGGTGGAGGATGGCACCTTATTGATAAATCAACAGCTTGCATGGAAAACCGGGTCACGCCACTGGGCGACGGGGTTGGTGCAGGCATGAGAAAAGTCTATTACAACGAGTTCGATCCTTACGCGGCCGAGTGGTTGCGAAATCTGCAACGTGCTGGCCATATCGCAACAGGAGATATTGATGACCGATCAATCAGTGATGTCCACCCCATCGACCTTATCGGGTACGACCAGTGCCACTTCTTCGCCGGCATCGGAGTCTGGTCTTATGCGCTCCGACTCGCAGGCTGGCCCGACGACCGGCCCGTGTGGACAGGATCCTGTCCCTGCCAGCCATTCAGCGCGGCAGGGAAGCAGCAAGGCACCAGCGACGAACGCCACCTCTGGCCAGCCTGGTTCAGTCTCATTGAGAAGTGCAAGCCTGCGGTCGTGTTTGGTGAACAGGTTGAAGCAGCGATCCGCCACGGCTGGCTCGACCTTGTTCAAACTGACTTGGAAGGAATCGGCTACGCCGTCGCAGCGGCCGGTATCCCTGCTGCGGGCTTCGGTGCGCCGCATATCCGACAGCGGCTGTGGTTTGTTGCGGAAGGCATGGACGACACCCAGCGCCACGGACGGCACCCGAGCCGGAACGATGACGCCGAACATGACGGGAAGCAGCCTCACGCAGCTGAGCACACTGGCGTCATGGGTCGCCCCGGCAGCGAGGGACTGGAAGGACAGCGGGGCGGACATCAAGCCGAGGGAGGACGGGACGGAGCGATTCGATCAGCTGCCTCGTCAGGCGAATCTGGCGGGGTGGCCCACGACCAGCGCCTCGGATGGGAGCGGCGGGAGAATACCGAAAGACCCGATGGCAAAAACGCGGCCGAGCGGCGCCAAAGTCTGTCAGACATTGAACGCGACAGCTTCGATGGCCAACGGCCCGGCCCGACTAACGGCCACTGGCGAGATGCTGACTGGCTCCACTGCCGGGATGGGAAGTGGCGGCCAGTTGAACCCGGCACATTCCCGCTGGCTCATGGGGCTGCCGCCCGAGTGGGACGCCTGCGCGCCTACGGCAATGCGATCGTCCCGCAAGTCGCCGCGGAAGTGATCGCGGCATTTATGGAGTGCCGACCATGAAAACCTGCAACCGCTGCGGCCAACGCAAACCCGACGACAAGTTTCATCGGGTGTTCGCATCCGGCAAGTTCTACCTGCACGGCTACTGCAAACTGTGCCAACGCATCCTGGCGCGCGAACGGTGGCGCCGGAATCATCTGGCGAAGAAGGCTGACTCGAGGCCTTTGCTACCAGCATGAAAAAGACCTTAACGAACACCGCCGTCACCGCCGCCCAACCGGGCGATGTTTTTTGGGACACCGTTGTGCCCGGCCTGCACCTGCGGGCGCTGGCGAAGTCCAAGAGTTATTACCTGTTCTATCGCGCCAAGAACGGCGTGGCACGCAAGCCCAAGCTGGGCGACGTGTCCATCGTTTCGTTGCAGCAGGCGCGCGAAATGGCGAGGGACATGCTGGGCGAGGTTGCCGCGGGGAAAGACCCGATGGCCGATCGATCGAAGGCGAAGGGTGAACCCACGGTGTCCAAGTTCTTTGAACGCTGCTACCGGGAACACTGGATGCGCACCAAGGACCATCTGAATATCAGGAGGCTGTTCGATGCTTATGTTGCCCCCCGGATTGGATCTGATCGAGTGCGTGCCCTACACTACGCCGACATCCATCGGCTTCATACTGCGATGCAGGCTACCCCCTACCAAGCCAATCGCACCCTGGCTCTTGTCTCGAAAATGCTCAATCTGGCCGAGCGATACGGTGAACGAGATATTGGTTCAAATCCCTGCCGACACGTATCCCGATACCCTGAACTGAGTCGGCGCCGTTTTGCCAACGTCGAAGAACTGGCTGGCATCGGGGCGCAGATGGATTTGCTTTTCACCAAGCAGCCCGCCTCGGTGACGTTCATTGCCTTGATGATCTTCACCGGCATGCGCCCCAAGGAGGTCGCCAACGCCAGGCGGGATTGGATAACCAAGGTGGAAGCCGGCGGTGTCCTGCGCCTGCCCGACTCCAAGACCGGGCAGCGGGATGTGTACATGCCGCCACAGGCATTGGCGTTATTGGACAAGCTGGGGCCAGTGCCCGACGGCACATTGACCGGGATCCTATACCCGCGCAAAACCTGGGAGCGGATGCGGCAGGCCATCGGTGCCCCGGATTTGCGGCTGTATGATCTGCGCCGCACGTTCGCCACGGTGTCGCTGGCCGGTGGCCAATCCCTGTCGCTGATCGGGGAGGTGCTTGGCCATCGCACCGCGCAGACCACGAAGGTCTATGCACGGTTGATGGATGGTGCTGCTCGGGATCTGGTGGCCGCCACCGGGAACACGATGGCGGGGTTGCTGTCAGCGAATTAGAACGCGCTGACTTCCGACCAAGACATTTCGATGGTGACAAGCCCGGTGCCGGCGGCTGGCCACACTGCACGGTTGCGGAACACCAAGCCTTCGTTCTGCGCCAGCACCAGCGGGTATTCGCCGCTGGACATGTTGGCTTCGTAGAGCAGCGTGGGGTCGTTGACCCGCTGTTCCTCGGTGCCGGCCGCCGGGTTGACCCGCTGCGGATCGCCAACGCTTTGTGCGATCGACGTGGCATCCAGCGTGGTGAGGGCAGTCAAGGCTGCGGTTGTGGCGATCCGCATAAGGCCGGCAGAGTCCAGCAGGCTTGCACCCATTGTGCTGCGCATCTTGGTCTTGACCAGCGCACCCAGGTCGGTGCCGCCGCCACCGGCCGACACTGCCGTGGCTTTCATCAGGTCAAAGCCGAAGTCCGTGAGGGTCGCGCCCGTGAACGCAGTCAACGCCTGGAAACTGGCCTTGAACCGATGGATGACGCAGAACCGGGTGGCGTCCGTCCAGCGCAGATAGAACAGCTGTGCCGATGCCGCCAGTGCGGCGGGGAGGATGCCGCTGGTCGCCGCAATACGATACGCGCCGAGGGTTGCGCTGGGCGCCAGCGGGCTGCTGCGGACGTGTGCTGCGACAAACGGCGCCGCCCCGACTTCTTGCAAGGAACCAGTGGTACCACCTTCGATGACGGCCATGTGAATCTCCTTATGTGAAAAGCGTGTAGCTGAATTTGATGTTGCCGCGGACTTTGCCCAAACGGGTCGGGGTAAATACCTCGGGGCGCAGTTGGTTGATTACCCGGTCGAACGTGGCGCCAACGGTGTTGCGCAAGCCTTGCTGTGTTCCCCGGACCATCGCCACCATCGGCGGGGTTTGCCAATACACCACGGCTTCCCCGCTGCCGGGCACAACCGCCGTGACTTGCACCGGCTGCATTTCCGCTTCATCGGCGCGCGTGCCCTTGCCGGTGTAGGGGCCAGGCGCCTGCCAGCACAGCACCTTGGATGATGCGGTGATGGACGCATCGGTGATCGTGAACTTGCCGCGCCATGTCGGCGTGCTGCCCAAGTCCTGCTCGACGGTGGTGGCGGCCACGGCGCTGCTGACCGTCAAGTTGCCGGAACCAAGCACCGACCCGCCGTTGATGGTTTTGATGTTGGCGCCTGATACCAGCGCATCCTGCTTGCCGGTCAGCAACGCAACCAGCTGGTTCAGCTTGTTGGTCCAAAACGACCGGGGTTCGCGTAGGTTAAACGCGATGGTCATTTGGTCAAGCCTTTCGACTTCTCGACCGACCGCAGCGTGCCGAGGCCAAGCATGCCTGTCACAACGACCCACAGCAGATCGATGTTCACATCGGGCGGGGCTGGCCACCCCTTCGCCGTGCCCACCCATACCAGGATGGGCTGGATGATCGTGGCGTAAACGAACCCGGCGCCACCTGCCCAGCCAAAGAACGGGCGCCAGCCAGCCACAAAGACCGACGGGTGCTGCGCCTCACGGGCATTGATTTCCAGCTGACCCATGATCTGTTTCAGGTCGCCGTCCTGCGTCATCTTTAAGAGTTCCATTTCCGCCGCAGCTTTTGCAGCAGGGTCCGGGAACAGGCGGTCGATGATGCCTTTGCCAAGTTCAAACAACGGGCCAAGTAAAAGTGGATTCATGGTCAACCCTCCATCGTCAATCGAAACAGGCGCTTCAACCAGCC